TATTGGCGTTGCCTATAGCGATCAAGATATTGATGGCGGCACGATTGGTGCTGTTATTCCATCGACGATTGTTGGCACGACAATTTACGCTACCACTGAAATTGGCTACAGCGCAGCAGCACAAGGTGCAGTTACGCAAGCAACCAGCAAGTCTACTGCCGTTACGCTGAACAAAAGCGCCGGTCGTATTACGATGAACAATGCGGCTTTGGCTACACAGACCCATGTTTTGTTTACGCTTAACAACACTACGCTTGGGGCTAACGATGTTTTAATCGTTAGCGTTTCGGGTGGTGGTACTGCTGGTGCTTACTGGCCTTACGTTGCCAGCCAGACAACCGGCAGCGCCCAGATTGGCCTGTTTAATAACACGGCTGGCAGTCTGTCTGAGGCTGTTATCATCAACTACGCAATCATCCACGGCGCAAGCTAACAGGCGGGGCTTCGGCCCCTCCTACTGAGGTTTACGATGGCAACATATTCCGCTGGTGATCAGATCAACCGCGCCCTGCGACTGTTGGGTGTCCTAGCAGAAGGTGAAACCACCTCGGCCTCGGTATCGCAAGATTCATTGATGGCGATGAATCAGATGATTGACAGTTGGAACACCGAGCGGTTGTCGGTGTTCTCAACCATAGACCAGATTGTTAATTGGCCTGTTGGCGCGATTAACGCCACGCTCGGACCGTCAGGGTCTTTGGTGCGTCTAAACGGAACTGCTGTTCGCCCCATCTTGGTTGATGACGCAACGTATTTCCGCGATGCAACTACAAACGTCAGCTACGGCATCAAGCTGATCAATCAGCAGCAGTACGACGGGATTGCGGTCAAGACCGTAACGTCTACCTACCCGCAGGTCATGTTTGTGAACATGACCTACCCTGACGTTGACATATTTATTTATCCAAGGCCCACGCGCCTGTTGGAATTCCATTTTATCAGCGTTCAAGAGTTGTCTGCACCGGCAACGCTGGCAACTACGCTGGCTTTCCCACCGGGTTACCTGCGGGCGTTCACTTACAATCTGGCGATGGAGATCGCGCCTGAGTTTGGCGTGGAACCATCAGGGCAGGTCAAGCGCATTGCCATGACCAGCAAACGCAATCTGAAGCGCATCAACAACCCTGACGATGTGATGTCAATGCCTTATGCAATCGTTGCAACACGCCAGCGGTTCAACGTCTACGCCGGTAACTATTAATGAAAACGCCGATTCTGGGATCGGCGTATGTTGCTCGGAGCATCAACGCTGCCGACAACCGCATGGTCAATCTTTTTCCTGAGATTGTCCCCGAAGCCGGTAAAGAACCAGCGTTTCTAAACAGAGCGCCAGGACTGCGGTTGCTGACCACCGCTGGCGATGGTCCCGTTCGGGGACTATGGACGTATGGCGGCGTTGCTTACATTGTTAGCGGTGACAAACTCTACTCAATGGCAGGGTTTGGTACGCCAGTCGTTATTGGTACAGTTTCCGGTACAGGTCCGGTTAGCATGGTGGACAACGGTACACAATTGTTCATTGCTTGCGGTGGGCCGAGCTACATCTACAACAACAGCACGGGTGCGTTTGGGCCGATCACAGACCCAGACTTCCCTGGCGCTTTGACCGTTGGTTACCTTGATGGGTACTTTGTTTTCATTGAACCCAACAGCCAAAAGGTCTGGGTAACCACCCTGCTTGATGGAACTTCAATTGACCCATTAGAGTTTGCCAGCGCAGAAGGTAGCCCGGACAATCTGGTTAGCATGATTGTTGACCACCGCGAAGCGTGGTTGTTTGGGACTAACTCGGTTGAGGTTTACTACGACGCTGGAAACGCAGACTTTCCGTTGCAACGCATCCAAGGCGCGTATAACGAGATTGGTTGTGCTGCAACATTCTCGGTTGCCAAGCTGGACAACGGTTTGTTTTGGTTGGGGGCAGACGCTCGCGGTCAGGGTATTGTGTACCGCTCGCAAGGTTACTCAGGCCAACGTATCAGCACCCACGCAATTGAATACGCGATTGCTCAGTACGGCAACATTAGCGACGCAATTGCCTACACATACCAACAGGAAGGTCATTCTTTTTATGTTCTGACGTTCCCATCGGCCAACGCCACTTGGGTGTACGACGTATCTACACAAGCGTGGCATGAGCGGGCTGGTTTTGACAACGGTAGTTTTACACGGCATCGCAGCAACTGCCAGATGACGTACAACAGCGAAGTTGTTGTTGGCGATTATGAGAACGGCAACCTGTACGCTTTTGACCTAGACGTTTACGCTGACAACGGCAGTGCCCAAAAGTGGTTGCGTTCTTGGCGGGCGTTGGCTACGGGGCAGAATAACCTAAACCGTACAGCGCACCATAGCCTACAACTAGACTGCGAGTCTGGTGTTGGGTTGAGCGGTCCAGAATATAGCGACCCAACGTATCTGATTACTGAAAGCGGTTTTTTTATAACGACTGAATCAGGCGACTTTTTAATTTCTTATGAAGGGACGCCAACGGTTGGAGTTGACCCGCAAGTCATGCTACGTTGGTCGGACGATGGTGGTCATACTTGGTCAAGCGAACATTGGGCAACGCTCGGTAAGATTGGCGTCTATCAGCAGCGCGTGTTTTGGCGGCGGCTCGGTATGACGCTCAAACTGCGTGATCGAGTTTACGAAGTGTCGGCTACAGATCCGGTCAAGATCGCCATCATGGGCGCTGAACTTCATTTGAGCGGGACGAATGCGTAATGGCTGTTAACAATAACATCACTACGATTCCGGCCTCGCGGGTTCCAATTACGGACGAGCGAACTGGTCTGATTTCGCGCGAGTGGTATCGCTATCTCAACAACCAGTACACCAAAACCAATCAAAGCGCCAACGCGGTAACCCCCGGTGACTATGGTGCGATTGGTGACGGTGCGGTTGATGATTCGGCCAGCATTCAAGCTGCGCTTGATTCTGGTTTTGACGTTTACCTGCCGCCCGGACGTATCTACGCGATTGGCACGACGCTTACGATGTCCACTCCTAACCAGTCGTTTGGCGGGCCGGGTGTTCTGCGTATCGTTGGGGCAATCAACGGTCTGGAACTAATCTCGCCGACCGCCACGATTGTAACGGGCATTCAGTTAGATCTGACGTTTAACTCGCCAACGCAAACGTCTGGTTGGGCGGTTTACATTAACAACAGTAGCCGCGTCAAAATCAACAAGCTCAACATCATCAGCGGCTTTGGTGGTTTGTACGTACAGCAAGCCAACTGGGTTGTTGTGGACTTTATGTGGGCGTCTCTCACCGGCCCCGGCGTTAAATGGTACGGCAACGACTCAACTCGGTCTGACCTGCTAATACTTAACTCAGTGGTGGTAGACACAGGCGACACTTACTACGGCATGGATTGGGATGGCAACTGTCATAGCTTGACGGTCAAGTACCTTGGCATCGTCGGCGGCAAGGGCATGATCATCCGTAATACAGGTGGGACAACAACTTTCCCCGCTATTGGTCGCATCGGTCAGGTTGAGGTGGATTATTCCACTGGCATCGGTGTGGAGATCCAAGCCGGTCTGGATTATGACTTTGTGATGCCTTACGTCCTTGGCGCGGCGTCTGATGGGTTCCGAATTGCGGCAACTATCAACGCTTACGAAGTACGAATTACCGGCGGCAAGTCTATCGGCAACGGTGGCTACGGCATCAACAACTTGGGTGGCGTCCTGCTGTACGCGGGCGATACCTCGTTGTACTCCAACGGTCTGGGTGAGATCAACGGCTCGGTCTGGAACAAAACACCGCGTCAGGCGATTGATGATGAGTTTTATCTGACAACTAACGGTGGGTCTCCTCAAATATCGTTTGCCCCTACGGACTATTTGGCTTACAACCGAACTGCTAACGAGTTAAACCTTCAGATTGGCGGTACAGGAACGGTTACGTTCTCGGCGTCGGCAACGCAATCGTATGTGCCGGTCTACGCGACTGGGTTGAGATTGCTTGGGTCAACGACTGGCTACACAGGGTTTTCCCCATCCGCATCTGGCCCATCGGTAACCTATACGCTACCAACGGCAATCGGAACGTCTAACCAAGTTCTCAGTACAGACGGGTCTAACAACCTGTTTTGGGCATCTACTGGAGGCGGCGTCACAAGCGTTACCGCAAGCAGTCCAGTTAATTCTTCTGGTGGCGCAACGCCAAACATTACTGTAAACGCAACAAGTGGCAACACCCCGTTATATCTTGTGCAGCGCAATGCTTCGGGTGATTTTAGCGCCAATTACATTACTGCGACTGGGTTCTACGTTGACACCTACTACTACGCACAACTTTCTAGCGGCAATCCTAACTTAGTTTTTGACAACACCGATTATCTGGCTTACGACAGAACTGCCAATCAGTACAACTTTCAGATTGCTGGCAGCGGCATTTTTAGCTTGTCTGCTACGGCAACACAAACGTACAAGCCGTTGCGCCTTATGGGGTCAACGTCTGGCTACGTTGGGTTTACTGTACCGGCGTCTGCTGGCAGCACAACGTATACACTACCTAACGCAGACGGTACCGTTAACCAAGTTCTTAGCACCAACGGCGCTGGAACATTAAGTTGGGCGACGGTCAGCGGTGGGGGCGGCGTCACTAGCGTTACCGCAACCAGTCCAGTTAATTCTTCTGGCGGCGCAACGCCAAACATTACTGTAAACGCAACAAGTGGCAACACGCCGTTGTATCTTGTGCAGCGCAACGGGTCTGGTGACTTTAGCGGCAACTTTATAACTGCGGTGGGGTTCTACGCTGACGCAACCTACTATATGCAAATGTCGGGCGCTAGTCCAAATCTGGTGTTTGATACAAATGATTATTTAGCCTACGACAGAACTTCCAACCAGTACAATTTTCAGATTGCTGGTAACGGGATATTTAGCCTGTCTGCCACGGCGACGCAAACGTACACGCCGCTGCGCCTTATGGGTTCATCGTCTGGGTACGTTGGATTTACCGTACCGGCAACCGCTGGCAGCACAACGTATAGCTGGCCCACTTCTCCAGTCAACGGATATTTTCTTCAAACAGATGGTTCTGGAAACTTATCTTGGGCGGCAGCAAGTAGCGGCGGCGTAACAAGTGTTGGCGCAACCAGTCCGGTTAACTCTTCGGGCGGCACAACTCCAACAATCTCAGTTAATGCGTCTAGTTCAAATACCGCAAGTTATCTTGTCCAGCGGGATGGGGCTGGCGACTTTAGTTCGCGCTACATCACCGCAACTGGGTTTTACGCTGATGCAACTTACTATATGCAAATGTCGGGCGCAGATCCAAATCTAGTGTTTGACACAAATGATTACCTATCTTACGACCGAACTAATAATCAATACAACTTCCAGATTGCGGGTAACGGCATTTTCAGTATGTCGGCTACCGCAATCCAAGCGTATAAGCCAATTCGCATTCTTGGATCTTCATCTGGTTACGTAGGGCTGACTGTACCGGCAGCGGCGGGCGGCACAACTTACACGTTGCCAAGTTCTGATGGAAGTAACGGTCAGTTTCTTAAAACTGATGGTTCTGGTGGGCTTACTTGGGCAAGCGGTAACGCAGGAACGGTTACTTCTGTAACCGCAAGCAGCCCAGTTGCATCTTCTGGCGGCGCAGCCCCAAATATAACAATTTCTCAAGCCACTTCGTCAACTGACGGCTATCTCAGTTCTACTGACTGGAACACGTTTAACAACAAGCAAGCAGCAGGAACATACGTTACAAGTGTCGGCGCTACAGGCCCAGTAGTTTCATCTGGCGGTACTACGCCAACCATTTCAGTTAACGCCGCTAGTGCTAACACCTCAAACTATCTTGTTCAACGAGACGGCAGCGGTAATTTTACCGCAGGTACGATCACAGCAGCACAGTACACCGTTGGGTCAAACTATTATTTGACGTTTTCTGGAGCCAACCCAATTCAGGTTTGGAACTCATCTAGTTATTTTTCCTACGACCGAACAAATGATCAGTTAAACTCAGTCATCGCCGGTAACGGGGTTTTTGTACTTGCAAGCACCTATGCCCAATCTCTCAAACCTCTTGTATTACCTCAGTACACGGTGGCAACGCTTCCTACAGGCATTCAGGGAGCGATGGCCTACGTTACAGACGCGCTCACCCCATTGTACAATACCACCGTTGTCGGAGGCGGTTCCTCCGTTGTCCGTGTCTTCTTTGACGGAACCAGTTGGAAAACTTGATATGACAACTTACATCTCGCCGCAACCGAAACTGCAATTTCTGGACAACAACGGTGTGCCGTTGTCGGGCGGTAAGGTTTATACCTACACAGCCGGAACCACCACGCCGCTCACGACCTACACGGACTACACCGGCAACACGGCAAATTCCAACCCAGTCATTTTGGACAGTCGCGGCGAGTGCAGCATCTGGTTAGGTACGTCTTCGTACAAGTTCAAACTCACAACATCCACGGACGTTGAAGTATGGACCGTTGACAACATCTCGGTTCTGACCAGTTCGGCCAATATTACTTTTGTTGAATCTGGTACTGGCGCGGTCACCCAGACGGTGCAAAGCAAACTGCGTTTGGGGTACGTCTACCCAGAAGACTTTGGCGCTGCCGGTGACGGCACGACCAACGACACGACCGCGCTACAGAACGCAATCAATACTGGCCGCGACGTTTACCTTGCTGCTGGTAAGACCTACCTGCACACCGTTGCGCTATCGGTTACTACAAGCAACCAATGGTTTGGTGGCCCTGGAATTTTGAAGACCTCTGGCGCAATCAACGGTGTTAACGTCGGCGGGTCAAGCAAAGGCGTCAAGCTGTACTTAAATTTCAACTCGCCGGGGCAGACTTCAGGCTATTCCGTATACATCACCAACGCAGATCGGGTAACGATTGAGCGTCTGTACATCTACACAGGATTTGGCGGCGTCTATATTGAGCAATCCAACGTCACTAACATACAATGGATGTACGCGGCGCTAAGTGGTCCGGGCATCAAGTGGTTTGGTAACGCCGCCAAGCGGTCGGACATTCTGTCGATTGATTTCGCCTTAATGTCCATCCAAAATGACTGTTATGGTCTTGATTGGGACGGCAACTGTAATAGCCTAAACGTCCGTTATCTTGGGTTTGTTTGTGGCCCAGGCAGCGGCGCGACGCCTAGGCTCGGTTACGGGATGATTGTCCAAAACACGGTTGGCGGCTACAAATCGTCTACGGCGGGTTCTATTGCTGGCACGTTGATGCAACTGAATGCTGCACCGGCCAACCCTATCGTAGTTGGTATGCTGGTTTCTGGGGCTGGCGTAACTGCTGGCACGACGGTGACTGGTCTTATCAATTCAACCAACTACACGGTTTCCATCAGTCAAACAGTAGGGACGCCGCTTTACCCCGTAACGCTGACCACGATACCAGCGTTTTACCCTGCAATCGGCCGCGTCGGGACGCTTGAAATTGATTACTCTAAAGGCAATGCAATCAAAATTCTTGAAGGCGTTGACTACGATTTTGTGATGCCTTACGTCACGGGCGCGGCCAGCGACGGGATTTACATTGCTGCCAATATTGACAGCTACAACGTACGCATTACTGGCGGCAAATCAATTGGTAATGGCGGCTACGGCATCAACAACCTTGGTGGGATAGCGTTGATGTCCGGCAGCGTTCAGTTGACAGACAACACCAGCGGTCCTACTAACGGCAACGTCTGGAACCTAGCGCCAACTCAAGCGATTGATGAATACTTTTACCTAAACCTTGGCGGCGACAAATCGCTCGCCAGCGGTCAAGCGCAAATTAATTTTGCTCCAAACGACTATATGTCGTATGACCGCGCCGCTAACCAGCTAAATTTCTTGGTTGGCGGAACTGGTATTTTCCAAGTCGGCGCAACTTCGGCCAACGCCCTTGCGCCATTAAAACTTAAAACCTACACCGTTGCTACGCTGCCAGCCAGCCCTGTTTTAGGCTGGACCGCGATGGTTACGGACGCCAACGCTACGACGTTCGCCAGCATCGTTGCTGGTGGCGGCAGCAATAACGTACCCGTATACTATGATGGTACGAACTGGAGGATTGGTTGACCACCGTTTTGGTTTCTGATCGTTCTACCGCTCTTCGTATTGGTTACGAAGCAACGGACTGGTCACGCCCGATTCAGTTTGATGACTACGAAAAAGGCATGGCAGACTGGGACGTTCAACTGATTGAACGGGACGGGGAGCCAATCGGCGCGGCGTATTTTTGTAAGGGTGAAGTTCACACTTCAATCTTGCCAAAGTGGCGCAGACGTTGGGCTACAAAAGGGCTGTTGCAAAAGTTGTTTGGCGGCGATGTAACGACCAAGGTTACCCCCGGTCACACTTATATGTATGATATTTTGGAAAGATTAGGTTTCGTTCCTTTGGCTGACGGAACTTTTGTAAAGGAATTTAAAAATGGGCATTGAAACCGCAATCTTGGCGTCTGCCGCTGCCGGTCTGTACTCGGCTAACAAGGCATCAAAAACTCAAGCGCAATCTGCCCAGCAGGGTATTGACGCTCAAGAGCGGATGTTTGAGCGACAGAATGAGTTACAAGAACCGTTTCGCCAAGCAGGTATTGGCGCTCTCAACAAACTGATCCCGCTTAGTGACTACACTAAGTTTGGCATGGATCAGTTTCAGCAAGACCCAGGCTACGCTTTTCGATTGTCTGAAGGTATGAAAGCGTTGGATCGTAGTGCCGCTCAACGCGGTGGTTTGTTGTCTGGGAACACTCTTAAAGCAGCGCAACGCTACGGTCAGGAAATGGGGTCGCAAGAGTACATGAATGCGTTCAATCGTTATCAGACTGAACGCAACGCCCAACTGAACCCATTGCAATCGTTGGCTGGCCTAGGGCAAACATCTACAAATGCTTTGACAGGCGTAGCCGGACAAATGGGGCAAAATCTTGCCGCTGGCTATGGCAACGTAGGGCAAGCTAGAGCATCAGGGTATCTTGGCGGGACCAACGCTCTTACATCTGCGCTTGGCACTGGTTTGAACTATATGCAGAACCAGCAGTACATTAACCGACTGCCAATGCCCGGAACGGTAGGGTACGGCGGCGCTCCAATTTCCGCAGCGACGCCTTATTCAACCGGAGGTTTTTCTTCAGTAGATCCGTATGCACAATTTGCTTATGGTAGTTCAACGTAAGGATTTATCATGGCAGACTACTCCCTTGCGCTTAACGTCAAACCGCTTCAGCTTGAAGACCCGCTGACGTCTTACGGCAGATTTGCCACGATTCAGAACGCTCAAAACCAGAACGCTCTGGCTCAGTATCAACTTGCCGCAGCGCAACGCGCAGAAGCGCAACAGAATGCGCTGTACGAACAAGCTCAGATGCCGGGGTTCAAACTTGATTTTAGCAATGCGTTAAGATACGGAGCGCCAGGAATTGCGGCGTATAAAGCCCAGCGCGAAGCAGAGACTCAAGGCTTACAGGCTGAAGAACTGCGCGGAAAAATTGCTGCCCAACCAGGGGTTATGGCAAAAACTAAAGCCGAAACAGATAGATTTAATCAACAAGTGGTAGAAGGTCAAACCAAAGCTCTTGGCTTGGGTTTGATGCAAGCGTTAAATAACCCAGACGATAACACTTTAAAAAGTGTGTTTGATCGTTTGGACGCAACCGGGGTTGACACAAAAACATATCGGGATCAATTTGCCGCCATCCCAGACATAACTGCTAGAAAACAAATTATTGAGCAATACGCGCTTTCCAACCCAGAAGGTCGACAGGCGTTGGAGTTTGTATCCCCCAAACCGCAGACGTTTAATTTGGGCGGCAAAGAAGTATCAATTGATATGAATCCGCGCAGTCCAACTTTTAAACAAGAATTGATAAGCCGAGAAAAAACAGCAACCCCAGATGCTTTGATAGCGGACGCTCGTTTAAAAGAACAGCACGTTGATCAGCTAAAACAATGGGATAGGCTTAACGATCAACAAAAAGCACAACTTCAAGAATTAACTCGTTCGCATAATTTGCAGGATGCACGGTCGCGGGCGCAACTTGCAGAAACGATTGCAAATAACGCGCGTGTTGATCGCCGCGAAGCGCAACGAATTAGTGAAACGATTGCAAACAACGCGCGTGTTGATCGCCGTGAAGCTCAAAAAATTGCACAACCTAAATTTGACGCAGGTGCTGGTGGGTTTGTTTACGCTCCAACTTCGGAAAATCCGCAAGGTAAATTTGTTCCTGTTACCGGGATTGATGGCAAAGCACCTAACGAAGCCCAAGGCAACGCAATTGCTTATGGCGTTCGTATGGATGGTGCCAACAAAATCTTGGAAGGTTTAGAAGGCAAAGGGATTGTTTCTGGTAGCAGGATCAAAGGCGCTGTAGCCGGTGCTTTGGAAGCATTGGTCCCATATCAAGGCGAAAAACTTGCTGCCGGTGCTGAAAGCGTATTGCGACCATTACTTTCTAGTGAAGGTCAAAACAACTACGAACAGGCCAAAGAAAACTTTATTACCGCAGTTCTTCGTAAAGAATCTGGAGCTAGTATTAGCCCTGCTGAATTTGCAAGAGAAGAAAGAAAATACTTTCCTCAATTTAACGACGATGCAAGCACTATTAAGCAAAAGCAAGAAGCCCGTAGGTTGGCAATTAGTGCAATCCGGCAAGTTGCCGGACCGTTTGCCAAAAACATTGATGCAATTTCTTCCGGCGCTGCCGGTGGTCCGTCTACTGGTGCTGCAACTGGTTCCGATCCCCTTGGATTGAGGAAGTAAAAATGCCTTCAATTCTGGAAATCCGTGAAAAGTTTCCGATGTATTCGGATGTACCAGATTTGCAACTGGTTGATGCGTTGCACCAGAAGTTCTACGCGGATATTCCAAAGGTAGATTTTTACAAGCAAACCGGCATTGCAGGGACTGCAAGCCAAATCCCTGGCACGATTACGCTGCCGCCAAAACCAGAAAAAGAATCTTCTTTTATGGCTCGCGTGGCTGGTCTTCCAGAAACCGCTGCGACCATTATTTCTGGTGGTGCTAGTGGGTTAGCAGGGCAAGTCGCTGGTATTTTTGGTGGCAAGTTAGGCCAAGGACCCAACGTCAAGTTGGCTGAAAAGGTCACGGAAACCGGAACTTATCGACCTACTGGCGAGGGCGCACAAGCAAACATTCAGGCGCTTGGCAATCTAGCGCCTAATCTTCCTGCATTTATACCTGTTGTTGGGCAAGCAGGACAGATTGCTCAAACAGCCAACGCTCTTGCCGCTCGCGCTGCTCCAACGGCGCAACGTGTAGCCCAAACAGTACAGAACGCTCTGGTACGGACGCCAGAACCCCAGATGGCTGGTGGTGGTGCTGCATTAACGCAAGAAGCGCTGATGCGGGCAGAACGCGCTCAACGTCAAGGCATTCCGTTGACCAAAGGCGAGCAACTGCAAAGTCTTGCTCAACAGCAACTTGAGCAAGATTTGATTAAGTCAGGAGAGCCTAAGTTGGTGGCCCCGCTGACCAATCTCAAACAGCAACAGCAAGAAGCAATCGGTCGCCAGTTCCAAAAACTGACCGAAGCTACTGGCGCACAAATGGCTGATACCGACCCTATATTTTTGCGAGAAATTGGAAAAATTGTTGATAAGCCTTTGATGGCCGAATATCAAAGATCATTTAATAACTTTAAAAATAAATATAAACTTGCGGACACTTCCGGCGAGACATTAGCGCCAGCCCCATACAAGCCAATTATTGATTTTATTGAATCAAAAACGGTTACCGAAAGAGAAAAACTTGACCCTGTTTTGAGTGCGGTTGCAGAGCAACTTGTTAGAAACGACCCGGAAGGTACTAAGACCGTACCAGTCAGAACAATGGACGATATTTACCAATTAGTCGGTAAATATCCAAATTCCGCTCATAGCAAAGAAATTAAAAATCTTATAGATCAAGCTACCGAAGGCGTCGGTGGAGATTTATACAGGGAGGCCCGCGCAGCTCGCAAGCAATTTGCCAAAGAATTTGAGGATGTTTCTGCCGTTGCCGGATTGGTTAGCAGTAAAGGCGAAGACAGAAAAGTTCGTATCTCTGGAATTTTTAATGACGTAGTGCTTGATAGTTCCTTGGAAGATTTGCAATCAATCACCAAGTTGCTCAAACGCGCAGGGCCAGAGGGCGAACGTGCCATGAGCGAACTAAAAGGCCAAACTGTCCAATGGCTTAAGGGTCAAGCTACTGGCATTAGCGGAATCACAAAAGCTGATTCTTTGCGTAGAGCAATTGACAAGTTAGAAATTGAAGATAAATTGACCGAGTTGTTTGGCAAGTCTGGCCGTGAGGAAATTCTTGACTTACGCGATACAATCAAAGACGCGTTAGTTAAAAAATCAGGCGCTGAAAACACTTCAAATACCGCTAACGCAGTATTGCGCGGGCTGGAAAAAATGTCTGCATTCAGAATTCCTGGCGCAAAAACGCTTGCAGAAATGAAGCAAGGGTCTATCACTAAACAACAGGCCAAAGAAGCCGCAACCTTTAACGCCCTCGCCCCCGCCAACCAAAACAAATTGGTTCCATGATGGTTACATTATCTGAAGTTGATCACAAAATTGACGCCCACGTTGATGTCTGCGCGATTCGGTACGAAGGTATTGAAAAAGAGATGCGCGGGGTCAACGCGCGGATTAAGCGGCTAGAGCAGATCCTAGTCACTGGGTGCGGGGCAATTATTTTTCTGTTGTTGACTATACTGACCAGAGGTCACTAAACGGTCACGGTCAGTTTGTAAACTTGAGACTTCTTTTTCTGGAGCCTGACATGAAAGATGACATTCTTGACGCGATCAATGACTCTGAGCCAGTTGATGCCCTGAACGCTCTGTTCTCGGTGGCGTTCCTCGTTGCCAAAGCATCGAACATCAACGAGTTTACGCTGTCTTCGCTCTTCTCTTCAACCGCCGACGCACTCTTCCAAGCTCATGCCAATGACGAAGAAGAAGCCGAAGAAGTTGAAGCCGAAGAAGTTGACGAACAGACCGACGAGTAATGATTAGACCCCCCGACGACCTCGGGGGGTCACCCAACCGCAACAAAACTGTGGTATTTGGGGTGCTTCTCCTAAAAGGATGAAGAATAATGACACCAAAAATCACGGACGAAGAATTTTTGCGACTGTGGGAAGAGCACAAGTCACCACTTAAAGTAGCAAGAATTGCTGGCATTTCTGAGCGTCGCGCACACACTCGGCGGCGCAATATAGAAAGCAAACTAAACATCAAATTAGCGATTGGCAAACCAATCCATATCAAAAAAGCCAGACACGAAGCTGGCCTGACTGATGGTATTGCGCTAATTTTCTCTGACGCGCACTTCTGGCCTGGGATCAGAACAACCGCTTTCAAGGGCTTGCTATGGGCGATAAACGAACTTAAACCGCACGTTGTGATCGCCAACGGCGATATTTTCGATGGAAGTTCGATCAGCAGACACGCCAGAATAAATTGGAGCAGCGTCCCAAACGTGAAGCAGGAACTGCAAGCGTGTCAAGAGGCGCTCAAGGAGATCGAAGACGCTTGCGAGAAGGCCCGCCATCACACTCAACTAATCTGGCCGCTAGGTAACCACGACTCGCGCTTTGAGACGCGCTTATCCGAGGCCATACCCCAATTTGAAGGGGTCGGCGGTACGGCGCTCAAAGACCATTTCCCCAAGTGGCATCCATGCTGGTCCTGCTGGTTGTCAGATAACGTAGTGGTCAAGCACCGCTACAAGGGCGGCATTCACGCTACGCATAACAATACCGTGAATTCTGGGGTCACAACTATTACGGGGCATCTACACAGCCTCAAGGTCACTCCGTTCGGGGACTACAATGGCACTCGGTGGGGCGTTGACACCGGAACATTAGCGGAAATTGACGGGCCGCAGTTCATCGACTACCTTGAAGATGGTCCGGTCAACTGGCGCAGCGGCTTTGCCGTGGTAACGATGAAAGACAGCAAGCCGCTCTGGCCTGAGTTGGTCAGCAAGTACGCAGAAGGTATCATTGACTTCCGTGGTCAACTTATTGATGTAAGTAGGTACTAATGGAAATTGTTGAACTTTTTCTTAAGGCTTGGCCAGTACTGCTCGGTCTTGTGACGCTCATCATTGTGCTGTCCAAACTTGACCTGCGTGTTGCGGTTCTTGAGGAAAAGGTCAAGTCTGCGTTTGAGATCATCAACAAGATGAAGGACAAGCAATGAGCGAAAAACTTGAAGCCAAAAGTCAGCTTATTGAAAAGACCGCGTTTGCCGTCTTACCAATTTTGTTCACGTGCGTTGTGTATCTTATGAGTGCGCTCGATAAACTCACGCATGAGGTTACTGTACTTAACGCCAAGATCAGCCTTGTTGTTACATCTGACAACAAGCAAGCTGTGAACTCTGGCGCGGAACTGGCAAGGGAAAAGTTGCGGCAAGAGCTTGAGAAAGAGATTCAGCGCAACCGTGACATGATTCACGACAACCAGAAGCACATCAGTATCATTGAAGACAGAATGGCGAGGAAATAATGGCTGACTTCAACGCCGCCTTTGAAAAGATGATCGCCGACGAAGGCGGTTACGTTTTACACACTATTCCCGGTGATACGGGTGGGATGACCTATGCTGGAATTGCTCGGAACAAAAACCCCAACTGGCCTGGGTGGAACCTCATTGACCACGAGGCTCTCAGCAATCCGCTACTTAGTGGGATGGTGCGTAATTTTTACAAGGTTGAGTTTTGGGATCGTATCCGAGGGGATGAGATTGCGAACCAAGTTGTTGCAGAGTCGGTTTTCAACTTCGGTGTAAACACGGGGATGGGCGTCGCGGTTAAGCTGGCACAGTTGATTGTAGGTGCTACGCCAGATGGCGCGGTTGGTAATGTAACCTTGCAGAAGTTCAACAATGTTGAACCCGAAAGCTTTAAGAAAGCCTACGCGCTGGCAAAGATTACCCGGTACACAGACATCTGCAACAAGAACCGCACGCAGTCTAAGTTTTTGTTGGGCTGGTTAAACCGTACTCTGAAAGGGCTAAAGTAATGGACTTGATAGGTATCGGGTCAATCATTGAAGGAGTTGGCAAAGTTGCAGGTGATCTCATTACGACCGACAAGGAAAAACTTGAGATGGCGCTTGAAGAGCGCAAACTCGCTCTGGAGGAAAAGAAAATTGATCAAGCCACCGATCTCGCCCAGGTGGATATCAATAAAATTGAAGCTGCAAGCACTAGCGTATTTGTCTCTGGCTGGCGTCCTGCTGTCGGTTGGGTTGGCGTTGCTGGCCTAGCCTATCAGTTCCTTGGCTACCCTCTGATGCAATGGGTCTGGGCGTTTGGGCAGGGCGTAGACTTGATCCCAAAGGGTCTACCCCCGCCGCCAGACCTACAAGTAGAACAGTTGATGACCTTACTCGCCGGATTGCTTGGTTTCGGTGGAATGCGAAGTTTCGAGAAATCCAAGGGCGTCGCGGCGAAGTAGGTCACGGTAGGCGTTAATCGCCGCTTTTAAGTCGGCGTTTAGCGCCTCAACCTCCGCATTAAGCAGGTTCATACGCTCTGTGGCTTCCTTGGCAAACTGCACAAGGTTTTGGTACTGCCACGTTTCAAAATTAGCCATGCGATTCCTCAAGAAGTTGAATGCTTTTCTGTAGAAAATTTTCCTTCGGTAAATTTCTGAGGAAATAAACCGAGTCGGGTTCGTTCCTGAACTGATGCGGGCGATCCGGGCCTATAACCGCAAAGTACGACCAGATGTCACCCTTGGACGTAGTGACCATCCTGCGGTCAATTGCCCCCTTTTCAAAAAGATGCCTTAATTTTCCGTTAAGGGAAGACCTTGTTAAATTCGGAAACCGCATCTGAGGTACGGTCTTCTCACCGTTCTCAAGCAAAAATTGAACAATTTCACTTGTCATTGGATTATCTCAAAATAGTGCGTCTGGTAC